AATGCTGAACAACTAAACAAGCTTGTTGAAGCTGCCAAAAACGAGGCGGCCACGGTAGGAATGAGTTCAAGGCAGAAGGCAAAATACGTTGCCAACTTACTTGGAGCTACGGATGCCGAGCGTAAAGCAATCGATGCCAGCTACGACAAAATAGAAGCTTATCAGCAAGAACAGAAAGCAGAAAAGGACAGAGAGTCGGAACAAAAGCGCGCAGCATCAACGTCCGAGGCGGCGGCAAAAAAATCAGCAGCAGAGCAGCAACAGGTAATCAATCAGCTCGACCAGTTGGCAGATAAATACAAAATTGCAACTTTGCAGCAGCAAGGAATGGGCAGGGAGGCCGCTGTGCTTGCCGCTCAGCAGCAATTAGGCGCGGCTGCTACTGAACGGCAAACCATTGAAGCCGGCCTGCTTGCTGGAAAAATGTATGACCTGGCAGAAGCGACCAAAGCTGCAAAAGATGAAGAGCAAAAACGCAAAGAATCCAGCCAAAACTTCAAGCAGTTACAAGGTGTAGCGTCTCCTGTCGCTGGCGTTGATAATTCATTCCAGTTGCAGATGGAACAGCTCAACCAGTACGCGACCCTCTACCCACAGAAGATTGAAGAGGTAGAGGCTGTACGCGCTGCTATTGAGGGCCGATACAGAGAGCAGCGGCAAGCGGCGATGTGGGATGAATGGGCGCAGCAGAACGTAGCAACCCAACTGTTTGCTGACACTCTTCAGACCTCAATGAACACTGTATCCAGCAGCCTTACCGGACTTTTAAACGGCACGCAAAGCGTTAACGAAGCTCTGGGGAATATAGCAAATACTGTTTTAAGCAGCGTTGTGCAGTCATTCACCCAGATGGGGGTTGAATGGGTTAAGTCGGCAATTATGGGGCAAACAGCGCAGATTGCTGCGACTACCGCAACAACAGCAGCATCTGTAGCCGGGACAGCAACAACAACAGCAGCCAGTACCGCAGCAGCAGCGACCACTACGGCAGCATGGACACCTGCGGCTATCGTTGCATCTATCGGTTCGTTCGGTGGCGCTGCTGCAATTGGTATTGGAGCGGTGCTTGCAGCTATGGCTCTGACGGGCTCTATTGCTGGCAAGCGTAAAAATGGTGGATCGGTATCTGCTGGTTCGATGTATCAGGTTGGCGAGTCAGGGTTGCCTGAGATCTACCAGGCAAGCAATGGTCGACAGTACATGATACCCGGCGATAACGGATCGGTAATCAGCAATAAGGATATGCAGAGCAGTGGCGGTCAGATGCAGGTAAGCATCGTATTCAATGATTATTCATCTAACAGCCATAGCTTTGACGCCCAAGCTACACAAAGCGGCAATGCGCTGACTATTCAGGCATTCATAACTGACATGGATCAGGGCGGGCCGATGCGCCAGTCAATCACGCGTAACACTAGTGCCACGCCGAGAGCAACGGAGTAAACATGCCAATACCATATCCCGACTGGCTGCCCTTAGCGCAGAAGTCGAAATCCCCTAAAACTGATGCCGGATTTCGTACAGACCAGCCATTAGTTGGCGCACCTATCTTTCAAAAGCTAACAGATGACCTGAAAACCGGATTCTCGCTCACATGGATATTCACGCAGGCGCAGCATAGAGCCTTCATGCAGTGGCTGAGAAGCCCCAACTACCTCGATAACTGTAATCAGTGGTTCACGATGCGTGTCGGTATCGGCTCGGGCTCAAGTGGCGAAGCTGAAGAGCAGGAGCTTCACTTCACTGCTTATCCGACATGGAGCCAAAGTGGCTCAGTTTTCACATGGACCGGCGACGTGATTACTCGCAAGCTCATGAACTCAGATGATGATTACGACGACATCGTTGTTGAATTACCTCCTCCGTGGGCCAGCTATCTGGACATTATCGTGACCGGGTATCCAGATGACCGAGACCACGAGTCGATTCCGAGGGTTCCTTAATGCCAACACTGAGAGAGTATAAGAGCCAGCGGCCGAACCGCATTCTTTACGAAACCATTACTTTCCACAATGACGTTTTCGGTGAAATCAGGCTGGTAGCTAACCAGATATTCCCGAAAACGTTCGCAGGTAAAGAGTATCAACCGTGCAGAATGGAGGTCGTAGAAAGCCAGCAGAGCAGCACGCCGGTAATCGGCGCATCACTGAAATTCGGCAGGCTGGCGAGCGATTTCAAGCAGGCCTTGAAACAATGGAAGGGTTTTTCTCGCATCACGCCGATTGCGGCCACGTACCAGCGCTTTGATGCCGCTGATATGAACACGCCGCTAAAACCCTGGACACTTTACGTCAATGACACCTCGATGGACCAGAACGATGTTACTTGCGAGTTGACCTTAAAGAACCCACTCAACAACAACGTAAGCCCTCTCTACACACCAGAGCTATTCCCCGGACTGAAAAATGCTTAAACAAGACTTTATCGACAAGGTTACAGGCCTGCCGTGGGCTAACCGCGCCTGCACGTTTGAGGAAGTTGATTGCTGGGGCCTGGTCGTTATGTACTACCGGCATGTTCTGGGTATCGAACTGCATCACTCACCGGATTACGAAGCCGGAAGTGACTTTCACACGTGCTTTGAAGGTGAGGTTATCTACTGGAAGCCGGAAAACATCTTTGTGGAAAATGGAATATTCGTTGCCTTGCGAGGAAAGCAACCTGTTCATGTCGGCCTGATAGTGAATGGCATGGCATTACACAGCCGCTGTGAAGGTGGACACGTAAGAAGCGACGCGGTCAGAACGATTCAGAAACTTTATACAAAAGTGGAATTTTATAGCTATGCCGATAATCGAAATTCAGCGAGTTCCGGGGATGCCGAAAAGCCGGGTGATTGCGCCAGCAGGGATGGCATTCAACAAGTGGCTTGATGCTCAACACCTGCATGCAGATGTGCGCATTAACGTCAACGGACGCGAGTTGCAGGACGATGATGATATTGGCTTTGAGATAGGAGAATTTGACCGGATAGTCATTTTCGATCAGCCGAAAGGCGGCGGCTTTATGAAAGCAAATGCCCTTGTTTTGGGCATGTTCACTTATAAATCCGACATCAAGTTTATCGGCAAAGTGATGTCGAAGCTGATGTCTGTACCTAACGCCTCCGGTGCCGGGGCGAAAACTTCACCGAATAACAGCGTTAAAGGTCAGACGAATATAGCCCGTAACGGTGAAGCACGCCCTGACAACTATGGTCTTGTTCGGGCATATCCCGATCTGATTCAGGAATCACTATTCGAGTACATGGATAACCTGAAATATGTAACCGAGCTTATGAACTTCGGGCTCGGTAAGTATGACTGGTCTTCTGTTCGTTACTCAGAATCAAACTTAGGCTCAATGCCAGGCGCCTCATATCACGTATATCAGCCTAGTGAAGCAATACCGCTTATCAATGAAGGTTATCAGTTCGATGATGTGGACGGGCAAGAGGTGCCAGGTTTAAACGAGTCTGGCGACTTCCCCATCGAAACAGCCACAGCGACTACGGTAATCAGCGGACAGTACGCTGGCGGCCAGATTGCGATGAAGATAGTGAAGCAGGACTCGTTCGACTACTTTATGGGCCTGACGCTGCCGCATCCTGTGACATTCACGATTAACATTACAACACCAGTACCGGGTGGCTCGACAACTCAGGATATTACTGTTTCAGCAAATCTTACCGCTGTTGCGACAACAACAGATGGTGCGGTAATTAACCCGACAACATACTATACATTCACATTCAGCAATCTTTCTGGCCCTGCTGATATTGATATTGCGTCGTCAACTATCAATACGACGAAGTTCATTCTTAATGACAACGGCGCGTTGATTATCGGTCCCTTTATTTCTCCGGTAGAATCTACATATCTGTGGATTCACACTCAGTCTCCGCTTGGGCCGAAGAGCGAAACGAACTGGAAAGTAACAATCTGGAAAGTTGATGCTGATAACAACCAGGTTCCCGGCACGACCCAGACATTCACTTACCGACAAACTACACCCGCAGATTCATCAAGCAAGACTTTCTATCGCACGGACAAAATAACCCCAACTGCCGGATATGGACGCTATGCCATATCTCTTCAGCGCACCGATAACAGTTCTGATAATAACAGGCTGAAAGTTGAGGCAATCCACGCTGTTAATCGGAGAACAAATGTAACGTACCCGGATGACACGCTAGTTGAAGTGACGGTGCGTCAGACCATTCAGGCTACCAGCTCGCGGGAGCGAAAATATAACGCCCTCATCGGACGGCATGTCATCAGTTATAACATGACGACTCAGACCGTTGACTACTCGCTGAGATACTCAAGAAAGTTTGCTGATATCGTTCTCTATAACTGGCTTATTCGCGGTAAGCAGCCGGAAGACACCATCGACATCTACGGACTTTATCAGATACAGGCCGAGATAGACGCTATCGACCCACGGCTTGGGCAGTTCGATTACACCTTTGACGATGAGGACGTATCGCTAGGGGCCCGCATGGAGACTATCTGCGACGCGGCCAGTGTGACAATGTTTAACGATGATGGCTATATGTCGTTCACGCGTGACAAGAAGCAGACATCGCCAGCAACCGTATTTAACCGCAGCAACACTGTCGAAACTGGATACTCGATCAGTTATGACATGACGCTTCCTGGTGGATTCGATGGCGTTGAGCTTCAGTATCGCAATCCTGATACAAATAAACAGGCATTCATTCGCTACCGCATAACGAACGGGGCAATCATTGCCGGAACACCGGTTAAGCCGAAAAAGTTCGAGATGATGTATATCCGCGATAGTTTCCAGGCGGATGAGCGAGCACTACGTGAATGTAAGCGTCTCATTTACTCTCGAATGAGTATGTCTATGACGGCATTAGCAGACGGCGAGTGGGTAAACGTAGGGCAAATGGTGCAGGTCCCTGATACATATGATGTGAATCAGCAAGAAGGATATATCAACGCACGCATCGGTAACGACTTTGACACCAGTGAGCGGATTAATTTCGACGGCAGTATGTTCGTAGTCGTCACTGATTCTCTAGGACAGGCAACGGCACGCTATCCGGCAACACAGCGCAGCGATACAGCATTTGGCTTTACTGCGGCCATACCAAATATATCCCTCAACATCTTTGATGGTATCGACGTCCAGTCTCCATCGCGTTACGTCATTGCAACAGCAGTTGAGCTTGATGCGACGCAGTGGTCCATCACAGCGAAGCAGCCAAACAGCGACGGCACAACCGCATTAACGCTATCTGAATACAGCGATCTGATTTACCCCTAACTAAACCTTCATCCAACTCCGAACCCGGCCAATGCGCCGGGTTTTTTATGGAAAAATTACAGTGACTACTCCTACACAGTTACCAGTTCCATCAGAAAAACCTCAAGACCAGAAATTTAACGCAGGGAAAATTGACGAATTTGTTACGTCTCTGGTTAATATCTATATTGATCGTTTAGGCAATAAACATTACACCATTGAGGGGCTTCGCTGGCTTGCACAGCAGGCAATTGCACAATATGGATGGATACCTATTGGAACGTTTCAGGCTGGAGCGACATTAACCCTCCCAAACCAGATTATTAAAGACACAACTGACGGTGAGTATTATCGATGGGATGGTGACCTACCAAAAGTCATACCAGCAGGGTCAACACCTGAATCAACTGGAGGGGTAGGGGCTGGATTCTGGATAAGTGTTGGTGACTCCTCCCTTAGATCATTGCTATCTTCTACAGACGGCACCACAGCGATAGGTCTGGCTGCCGGAGGTAATTTATCACAGGCAATTACATACCTTACATTTGAGCAATTCGGTGCGGTAGGGGATGGGGTGGTAGATGACTATGCTGCAATGCAAGAATGCCTTGATTGGGCGGAAACAAACCTTCCAAACGGTGCTGTAATATATGGTAATCCTTCTAGCAGATATCGTATCACTAATGGAATAGCAATAACTCAACCCAACACATATATAGACTTGCAGAAAGCTAAAATTCTTTATGACAATGCTGATGGATATGCGGTCACCATTGGTGACGGAACCTCATCAGCATTGCAGAGAATGATGGGCATCAGGAATGGAGGTATATCCTCTGTATATTCATATACAACTGAAGTTACCTCTAACAACGGAGTTAAGTTCTCTAGTGGTCTGCGACGGGACCCGATATGGGATTGCTTACATGTAGAAGATTTTAAAGGAAGAGGCATCCGCATTGAACAGCTTACATGGTCATCTCAACGTCCATTAAATTCGTTGATTGAGCGTTGCGGAACAAATCTATCTCTAGGTGAAAACTGTAATGCAGTGACTATATCTGGTCTTGGCGTCGATAGTGCGATAAATAATAATGTTGAAATTTTTGGTTGCTTTGGAGTTACATTTGTAGGCGGATATAATCAAAGCGCAGGTCATGATGGCATATATATTGATAATGGGGATGCCACTAGCGGGCAACGTAGTGATTCTATTTCAATACTTGGAGTGTATTTTGAAGCAAATAAATCTTCAAATGTTCATGCTAAGAATGGGAGATCGCTAACAACTCATGGATGCTACATGAAGTGTGATAATGGGACTCATGCTAATATACGACTTGAGTCATGGGCTGGTGCTATGATTGAGGGGAACTCACCTACAGGTCTTGCAGTTGGTGGTCAAAGAGATAATGTGTTTGCAGATTCTCTCTGTACATTAATTTCAGTGGGACAGAATTTCTCTACATCCGGGACTGATTTACAAATTTGTAAATTACCAGGAGCTAGTGAAGCAGGGTTGATTAAAGCAATAAACTCTGACCTTGCATCTCTTCCAATCGCCAATAATTTAGCCAAGGGCAGTATGTTAAATTTATTGCGTGGTGGAAGAGCGATTCCTCATATCCTTTTGACATCTGGTTCATCAGCCAGAACGTGGCGGGAAATTGCCTTATCCAAGCTAAAAAGGCCTGCGGGATCACCACCTGCAGATCCATTAATACCTGATTTAAACCAATATTCAGTATACGATTTAACCATTCCTACGGGGGGGTTAGTGATAGGTGTGCCAGTTGGTGATGTTATCGATGGTTCTGAAATTACATTTATATTGGTGCAGAATTCAACCGGAGCAGGGGCAATTACATGGAATGGAATTTATAAAACCTCTTTATCTGGGTCAGGAACAGTCAGCGCGGTAGCATCGGTAACATTTATGTATTCGGCCGCAAGAACCAAATGGATACAAACTGCAATTCTGGCATGGTCATAATAATGAAAGAGCCTCTCATGAAGAGAGGCTCTTTAACATTAATTCATTACAAGCGGGTTTTTGAAATGTTTAACGTATGATTCACCGATCTTCACAGCAGAGGTATAGTTAAGATGGCCTCCATCTTTTCTGAATATTATATCGCCATCGATAAAAGGACTGCACCCGTCTGAATTACATAGAATGTCATTGAAATCAATTATCGTTATTTCAGGAAACTTACTCTTCAGGCGATACTCTACCCTTTCATTTTTAGGTTCTTTTGGTTTGATAAGAATTGACGTTAAAATAACATGGCGCATCTTTAACGACCTAAGCCTTGCTATCTCATCCCTGCCAATGGCTTTGAATGGCCTGGCAACGATGACGACTTTCACGCCCTTGCTTAGCAGTTCGCTGATAACTTTTTCACGCATAGAAAAAACCTTATCGTTAACGATTTCACCATCTGCGTTGTAAACGCGGAATGTTGGGTTTTTCTCATTGTACTGGTCAAAATAGTCAGAGATGATAACCATCTTAACGTGCTCGCCGTATTCAATCCTTTCTCTTGTGTACTTAAGCACGCGAGCTATCTCGTCATCTGGCATCTTTTTATCAATGCGACTAACATACACACCAGGCACGGAAGGTGTTGTGCTGCGCATTGTATCAGTTACCATTATCCCTGCATTTTTTGCAAGAACGTCAATGAATGGCGTGGCAGCATTTCCAAATGAATCTCCAATCATTAATGCATCAGGAGTCTCTTTTTTTACCCCAAGCCAGCATTCGTTAGTGTTTCCTATTTTCATTTTCTCTGTACAAGAAGATCGAATTATATGAGCGGAATTTTTATCATCAAGCTCATTAAACATATTTTCGAATCGCCATTTCATACCAGATGTATTGTTTAGATATGTCATGAAGTAAAATGCGAAACATAGTGGCAAGAAATATACAAAAGGAAAAACAATAACAGGGTTTTTCAATTTCCTGAATGGATTCTCAATGAAGTGATAGCTCACACAAGAAAATACAAAAGCAGAAATAACAAGTATTGATGCATTCACAGCATTGAGTTCGACCCCTCTGTACACCGCAAGTATAATCAACGGCCAGTGCCACAGATAGAATGAGTATGATACCCTCCCGACATAAACAATAGGTTGCAAGGAAAGGATTCTGTTAATCATTCCTCCAGATGAAGCAATCAACAATGTAGACCCGATTGTGACTGGAAGAGCTTCGATGCCAGGAAAGGCGCTATTCTCATTTAATAAAAAAGCACTACCGAGAATAAGTAAGGCACCTGAAATTGAAAACACATCATTCCATTTTGACAGCCTCTCAATTCTCCTAAGGTTAATTGCGAGCAAAGCTCCAGCCATAAGTTCAAAAAATCTGAATGGCAACATCATATATGCCATATTCTTATCTTGATTGACGTAATACCATGACAAGAGAATTGATGTAAATAACAGAGCGCAAAAAACAATGATCTTTATACCTGTTCTCTTTACTTTGTTTATGGCAATCAAGATCACTGGCCAGAATATATAATATTGCTCCTCTACAGCTAACGACCATGTGTGTAGTAAAGGTTCAAACGAAGCAGATTCAAAATAATTAGTATGTAGGTAGAAATAAAAATTACTTACACCAAGCAAAGAAAGCACTACAGTTTTACCATACGAAACCAAATCGTCTGGCATAAGGTAATAGCTACAATAAACAGAAACCATCAATAACATGAAGAACAAAGCCGGAATAAGTCTCTTAATGCGCCTGACATAGAAGCTTGTGTATGAGAATCTTGATTCGCGGATCTCTTTGTCAAGGATTCTCGTAATAAGAAAGCCGGATATAACAAAGAAAACGTCAACACCAACAAACCCGCCAGGGATTGGGAATTTTGCATGATAGAGAACAACCAACAGCACCGCTATCGCGCGCAATCCGTCTATATCTGGCCTGTACTTAATCTGTGACATTTAT